GTTTTGATATCCCGAACATAACCGCGCCGCAAATTCCTCTTTTGGCGAAGGGCGGAAATGCAATTGAAGAAGGTGCGGCGATTGTTGGAGAAGCCGGGGCGGAGTTGGTAACATTGCCGCAGGGCGCAAGGGTTACGCCATTAACAAGCAACGGTGATCCCATCGGTTACAAAGAAATGACTTCAAAGCTTGATACAATGATTTCATTGCTTGCCGCCATTTATGAGAAAGAAGGCGTTGTGCAGATTGGCGAAAAGCAATTCACCGATCATATCAATCGAGCATTGGGCGCGATGCTTTAGGAGGTTGAAAAATGCGGAAATTCTATATTGAAAATGAATACAATGAGCGTTTTTCATTGTGGGGCAATCGCGTTTATATGGTTGAGCCTTCCGGATTAGGAATCAAGCACGATGCAAGTTATATCCGCATTGGTGATTCCTTTTTGAGAAATAAGAAAATGCAAGTTGCACAATCGAACATCGGCGGCAAGATTGAATTTATGGATCCGGGCGCAAATCAGAAATTCAAAGAATTTTATGATTTTTGCGCCGCCGCTTCCGAATTGCATCTTATATATGATCCGGGGGATGGAAACGAATATGTTCGCGATATTGACATATTGGAAGCAGGCAAGACGGAAAGAACCGGGGGCACGCTTCCGATCACCGTCAAATTTGCATGCAAATCGCTTTATTATTCGCGCGCAAACAATCGTTTTGTTTTTGAATCCGATGATTTTGAAAAAAGATATGATTATCAATATGATTTCGCATATAGCGATCATGGAACATATGAAACAATGATTGAAAATTCCGGGCATGTGGAAGCCCCTTTTGATTGTATTATCAACGGATATTGCGTAAATCCTGCAATTCAGATCGTGAAGAATGGCAAAACCGTTTACGAAGTAGAATTTCCGGTTGCCATTGAAGAAGGTGCATATTTGCGTTATTCTTCGCGCGATGGAATGCTTGAAGCAACGCTTGTTTCCGGGGATTCCGAAACGAATTTAATGAATTTGTTGGATATTACGAAGGACAATTTTTTTAAAATCCCGGTTGGGGATAGCAAGATTGTTTTTTCGTCTGCATCCAGTGCAAGTACAAACGTCATTTCATTAACAGTTTATAAAATGTTTGAGGTTGTTTAATATGTTATGTTATTTCATTTCAAAGAAAGATTTTTCGCTTTTGAATTGTGTTGAAGTCAATTCGTATTCGGTGGAACACAATCTTGATCTTGGCGGCAAATCAAAAATCGTGATTGCCTGCAATCCGAAAGCCGCCGCCGATGATTTCGTTGTTTTGAAGGATGGGAAGGATATCAAGCTAAAAGGAATCATCGAAAAGATCGACAATGTGCAGGGCGAAAGCATGCACACAATATCATGCTTGGAGATAGAGAGGGTTTTTGACCGGAAAATTTTCTTGACCGATGCGGAGATTATCAAGGAAACCGGGATTGAAGATTTTGTTTGCGCATCCATCCGGGCGCACTTTTCGCAAACCGGGGATTTGTTCGTTGATATGGCATATATGAATTGCACAGCCTTGACGCATACGAAAGTTAATTCGAAGCCGCAAACCGATGATGGAATTTACAATTTCAAAACCTATCTTGGAAATATCAAAGAGCAGTACGGAATTTTTCTTGATTTTGAGTTCACCAAAACGGCATTGAATATCACTATTCACCGGAAAGAACAAAGCGCATTGAATATTGATACAACCTTGACGGATATCGATTCATGTCAAGAAACATATGAAGTCAAGGCATTATCAAAATTAAATGTGAAATGGTTGAATCTATCAACGGAGCAGGAAACGGCGCGCACTTTCTATTTGCATACGGATCGAACCGTTTCCGAGATAGACGAACGGCGCGTTGATGGCACGATTGCGGCGTTTTATGCGGCAACCGATACAGAAGAAGAAATGATTGAATCCGTCACAAAGGAATTTCGAAACAATTCCTATTCCCATTTGATTGAAGCGAATATTTTTGCTAATTCGAAGCTTTATCCCATGAATGAATTGTATGTGGGGCATACGGTGACAATCAAAACTTCCGCAGGCGTAAAAGATAGCATTATTTCGGGCATATCCTTTTCCGATGATGCAAATGTTGTGTTTGTGAAGTTCGGAAATTTAAAAGTGACATTAACGGACAAATTGAAATGAGAGGAGAAAGAAAACAATGGCAGTTCGCGGAATTACATTTTCGAAACAAACAGTTTCTTCCGGTGATGATGCCCACATTTACGGCATACTTTTGAACGGCAGAAAGGGCAGATCCGCCGGGCTTGAAATGACTTTCGGCGTTGATGATATTTATATTGCAACCGGGCGTTTTTTCGCCGCAAATAGAATGATTGCAGTATCATCAATGGAGACAGTCACAACGCCAGTTGTAACAACCGGAACTTTATATTGTAGGCTTGTTTTTGAATTGGATATGTCACAGACCAACACAAACACAAGCTTCGAACAAGGGGCGTTCAAGGTTCTAACAGCGGCAACGGATTATCCGGAGATTATACAAGAGGATTTGGAAGCAGGCGGCAACATATATCAATTGCCCTTCGCAAAGTTCACAAAAACTTTGAATGGAATCGGGGCTTTCGTTTCTGAATTGGAATCAATCGGGCATATCAAAGAGGATGCGACAATTTATGTTTCCCCCGGCGGCAATGATGCATCCGGTGACGGTTCGGAAACATACCCATTCGCAACGATTCAACATGCGATTGATAGCATTTCGAAGGATCTTGCAAATCGCAAAATCACAATCAATATTGCTTCCGGTACATATTCGGAAAATGTAGAGGTTGCCGGATTTCATGGCGGAACGCTTCGTTTCAATTTCGGGGCGGTTACGGTGAAAACATTTTCCGTTTTTGAATCAAGTATCATCATGGATGGCACTTCTTTGACAATGACCGCTTCCGGCAATACATACGGTTTTTATTGTCACCGGGGCGCGAATGTGATTTGCCAATTGCAAATTGTTGTTTCCGGATCCATCAACGGAATTTTCGTTGCGTATGGTTCGCGACTTTCCGCCAAAAATGCAACGGTTAATTCCTGCACATATGCAGTTGTTTCCACATTTGCGGCGCAATTGTATATTGGCACATTAGGCGGAAGTAAAAATAATAACGGCGTGCAGGCTTCCGGCGGCATTGCTTCTATTGGAACGATTGCTTCCGCGATGGCTTCAACGCTTTATCTTACATCAGCAGGCGGCAGAATCTACACCGGAACGCAATCAAATGTTCCGGCATACTAAGGAGGGCAAACAATGCAACTTACACACGATGGCGCAACATATGATTGCAGTGTTGCGGTAAAATGCGAAATTGATAAATATATCAAATTATATGATGAATCCGGCGCGGAAATCTTTTCATTTGAAGGGATTTCCGATTTTTCAAAATATGAAATTGTGGGCGGATCCTTTATTGATCCTTGCGATTGCACAATGCCGCTTGCAGTTTCAACGCATGTTGTCGGCGGCGTTACCATTGCCCCCGGTGATTGGAAGGAGTTCACGCCCGGCGGAAGATATTATTTTGTGATTGAAAATGATTTGATTTCTGCCAATGAATCCACATGCAATATCATGTTGTTTTTTGAGGAAGGCACAATTTTAAATTTTGAAGCGGCGCAGGAGCAAGGGAAAATAAAATTGTTTGTTCCGCGCGATCATGTGCCGACTGAATCCATCATCATAAATAGTATTCAAATTACAAGAGCATAAAGGAGGGCAAAGCAAATGGCAGTTGGTTCAAATTTGAATTATCAAGCCAAAATTGATAGTTTGGTTGCAGAGGTGAAAGCCCTTGCAGGGTTACAATTCCCGGATGGTTACGTTGAAAGCGTTGTCGAAGCATATCTTGAAGAAAATCATGCGAATCTTGTGACAACGGAAGAATTGAATGATGCGAAATATGAAATACTTTCCGATATTCAAGAAGATATTTCCGGGCTTCTTTCAAGTAGCGGCGGCACAATGACCGGAGAACTTGAAATGGATAATGCTTCGATTTTGATTGATGCCACAAAAGGAACAACCGCAGGCATTGAAATGACAGCGGATGCGGATAGTGTTGTTGAAATTACACTAAAAAAAGATAATGGAGAATACACGAAAATAACTCCATCAATGGCAGAGTTCTATCAATACGATTCTTCATGGGAAGAATGGATAAAGATCCGAATAAAAGAAGGGGGTATTGATTTTATAACTCCTGATTGCGATACTAGGCATCAATATGACGGCATTGTAAATGGTTTTGGTTGCCGTTTTGATGCAGAATATTGCCGATATTGGTTAGATTCTACCCGTTTTTGGGCTTATATAACTGATTATAGTTCCGGATTAACAAATATTGATTTGGGTGGAAGTAGTTATAAATGGGGCAACGTCTATGCAGTAAACGGCACAATTCAAACATCAGACCGCAATGAGAAGAACAACATTGCTGATATGACCGCCGAGCAAGCCCAAGCCCTTATTTATGGTCTAAAGCCTAGCACCTATCAGATGAACAATGGCACATCAGGGCGCACACATTGGGGCATGATTTCACAGAATATAGAAGAATTGCTTGAATCCCTTGGTTGGACAAGCCTTGATTTTGCAGGATTCATCAAATCACCCAAGGTTGAGATTGTGGAAACCGAGGATGAAAAGGGCAGAATCAAACGCACCGAGAAAGTAATTGAGGGCGAATACACCTACAGTTTGCGTTATGATGAATTTATTGCGCCATTGATTAAGGTTGCGCAGGCACAGCAAGCGAAGCTTGAAGAACTGGAAGCGGCTTTGAATGAATTGAAGCAAAAATAATATCAGTAAAAAGAGGGATTGCACGCCGCAATCCCTTTTGTTTTTAAGGAGGAAAAAACACATGGAAAAAATCAAATGGATCATTTCAATTCTTGCAGGACTTGTCACCACATTTTTTGAGCAATACGGCGTATTGATTGCGCTTGTTGCCGTTGCAATTGTTTTCGATTTCGTGACCGGGCTTATTAAAGCGAAGGTTAGCGAAAACGATGCGTGGAGTTCTGCCAAATGTCAAAAAGGCTTTTTCAAGAAGCTTGCGTTACTTGTGGGAATGTTTTTCGGGTTCTTCTTGGATTTATTCATTCCATATGCGCTTTTGCATATGAACATAACATTGCCGTTTGCAATGCCGTTTTCAATGATTATCAGTTTTTACATAGTGTTGAATGAATCAATTTCGATTTGTGAAAACCTATATGCCGCAAATCCGGAAATTATGCCGAAATGGATTGTTTCGCTTTTAACATCGGTAAAAGATAAACTTGAAGCGAATCCGGCGGCAAATCACGAAAGCGAGGGTTAAAACATGAGCAATGCGGCATTCATCAAGAAGATTGCGGCACTTGTGCAGAAATACGCGCCGCAGTATGGAATTTTAGTTTGTTCGCCCATCATCGCGCAGGCAATTCTTGAATCTGCTTCCGGTGAATCGGAACTTGCCCGGAATGCCTGCAATTATTTTGGCTTGAAATGGCGAAAAGGGCGTTGCCCTTCTGCCAGTGGGCATTATATCAAAAAGGGATCCGAACAAAATGCAGATGGAACATATACTTCAAGCGTTATGAAGTGGTTCAAGTTCCCGGATA